ACTTTTATCGACGCCTTGACTATCGAGCGGGACAATTTGCGGGCAGAACTAGCCGCGCAAAAACTGTTGCACGTTTTTCCTGCCTCCGAGCGGGACAATTTGCGGGCAGAACTAGCCGCGGCAAAACGTGCAACCGAGAACATGAAAATCAATCGTGATGAAATCAAACTTCAATTAAACAATGCTGCAAAAGGTATTCTATCGATCATTGATGAAGATTTGGACCGACGCGTGTGTGAAATGGTCGAGGAAAACTTTCAAAATACTAGTTGGGATAATTACGCGGACGATATCAAGAACGCTTTGCCCAGTTGGGATATTGGAGAATACACCGACGACATAAACGAGGCTTGCAAGGATAACTTGCGCGACCTTTTAGGCGACGCCACCGTGAGGATTGAGTTATGAACGATCGATGCTATCCAATAACCAAAGACCAGCAAAAAATGCTATGGTTTAAATGGACCCAGCTGGACCATAAGACGCGGAATAGTTTTTTATCTTTCCGTCGTACCGTTCAATCTACTTTCCACTTGGACGACGCGGTGACGGTCCGCTGGGCGGGAATGTGGCTATTGATAGAGACAAACGGTTATTGTCACAGTTAAAATAAATCCCCTGCACTACGATCNGGCCCGCTAAAANGCGGGCCTTTTCTTTGCTCGATGNAAATTAGTTAAACAAGGCGGACCCCGCCCTTTCCCCCTTTCCCCGAAACATATGGACCGCGATCCGCGGTCACTGGTCCCTCGATCATCGATAAAGGCGTTCCACACGTCGCCTTCGTCGCCCAGTTGGTCGATCGATGTTAACGAGCTCGACGTCAGAGCTCGCTTTTACTGCAATATCGGTCCGACTTGCGGCGGCTGGCGCAAGTATCGAGTCCGCTTAGTTATCGAGGTTGACGGCAGCTCCCACGATTTCCGGCGCGGCACACGCTGGACGGTATCCCATAAACTCCCAGGGTTTTTTTTTCGAGTCATATAAAAAAGGCCCGCGGTCCGCGGACCGTGCAACTTAAAAGCGATCTGGGTCCCTTCGACAATTGAGGCTAATTACCACGATCCCAGCCAGATCGAGCCCAGACCGCCGACCGCGGGCCCCGCGTCGCGCCAACGGGGGCTAGGGCCATGTTTCTGACAAATATTTACATAAAAAACGATATCGGTTATAACTATCTTATAAAGTGGTATATAATCGCATATTTAATAGGGTCCCCCGGATGAATGCTAACCTAAATACGGCACAACAAGACAAGGCTTTGAAGCTTGAACTGCGGCTCGCGCAGATTGAACAGAACGAGCGTTGTCAAGATAATTTTTTACCTTTTGTAAAAACAATGTGGCCGGAGTTTATTGCGGGTAGACATCACAAAATCATTGCTGATAAGTTAGAGCGTGTCGCGAGCGGCGAGCTAAAGAGGCTGATTATCAACATGGCCCCGCGGCACACGAAATCTGAGTTTGCATCTTTTTTGTTTCCTGCGTGGATGATGGGCCGCAGTCCGCGAATGAAGATCATTCAGGCTACTCACACTACGGAGTTGGCGGTTAATTTTGGCCGTAAGACGAAGAATCTTTTGGATTCGGATGAGTACAAGGAGATATTTCCTGATGTTAAGTTAGCGGCTGATAGTAAAGCGAGTGGTCGTTGGGACACGAGTTCTGGTGGTATGTATTATGCTGTTGGTGTTGGTAGTAATTTGGCGGGACGTGGTGGTGATTTAATAATCATTGATGATCCACATTCTGAGCAGACGGCGATGAGTGCGCATGGTTTTGATGATGCGTGGGATTGGTATACTGGGGGCCCTCGTCAGCGATTACAGCCGGGTGGTAGTATAGTTTTGGTACAGACGCGTTGGTCTGAGAAGGACATGACGGGTCAGTTATTGCGGGCGATGTCTAAGGACCCTTTGGCAGATCAGTGGGAGGTTGTTGAGTTACCTGCTGTATTTGAGGATGAGACTCCATGTTGGCCTGAATTTTGGAGCATTGAGGATTTAACGGCGGTTAAGGCGTCGATACCTCCTAGTAAGTGGAATGCGCAATATCAGCAGAATCCTACTGGTGAGGAGAATGCGATTATACCTCGTGAGTGGTGGCGTCGTTGGGAGGCTGAGAAGGTTCCACAATTGCAGTATGTGATACAGAGTTATGACACGGCGTTTAGCAAGCGGGAGAGTTCTGATTACAGTGCGATAACGACATGGGGTGTATTTTATCCTAATGAGGGGGGTTCTGGCCCTAATTTAATATTGTTGGATAGTAAGAAGGGTCGTTGGGATTTTCCTGAATTGAAGAGTGTGGCTTTTGAGGAGTATAAGTTTTGGGACCCTGACACGGTAATTATTGAGGCGAAGGCGAGTGGTTTACCTTTGACGCATGAGTTACGGAATATTGGGATACCTGTGGTAAATTTCACACCTAGCCGTGGGAATGACAAGGTAAGTCGGGTACATGCGGTGAGTCCTATGTTTGAGGCTGGTATGGTTTGGGCCCCTGACAAGGTGTGGGCGGATGAGTTAATTGAGGAGGTTGCGGCGTTTCCTAACGGGGAGTTTGACGACTTGGTTGATAGTATGACGCAAGCGTTAATGAGGTATCGTCAGGGTAATTTTGTACAATTGCCAACAGATGATTGGCAAGACGAGGATGTTTCTGCTAGAGTGCAAGTATATTACTGAGGAGTGATAGATGGCTAGAGAACCGATTGGCGGTTTAGTTGACCGGAATGTACCGTCTCAACTGGACGAGGATGATTTACGCGCAGAGATTGAGTTAGAGATACCGGACTCTGGCAGCGAGCCTATGTTCACGGACTTTGGAGATGAGGTAGAGATCATTGAGGAGGATAGCGGCGACGTTATTGTGGACTTTGAGCCCGGTTCTGACACGGACAGTATGGTTGGGGAGTTTGGCGATAACTTAGCGGAGGATTTATCTGATTCGGAGTTGAGTCGTATATCGGGTGATTTGCTGGGAGAGTTTGACGCGAACAAGGCGTCTAGGCAGGATTGGGAGGATACTTATTCCAATGGCTTAGAGTTGCTTGGTTTCAGTTATGAGGATAGGACGCAGCCGTTTCGTGGTGCGAGTGGTGTGACGCATCCTTTGTTAGCGGAGGCTGCTACTCAATTTCAGGCGCAGGCGTTTAACGAGTTGTTACCTTCTACGGGTCCTGTTCGAACGGCAGTTATGGGTGTTGAGACTCGTGAGAAGGCGGATCAGGCGCATCGTGTTCGTCAATTTATGAATTATTATCTGACTAATGTGATGGAGGAGTACACTCCTGACATGGATCAGATGTTGTTTTATTTACCGTTAGCGGGAAGCACGTTTAAGAAGGTTTACTATGACGAGGCTATGGGCCGTGTTGTAAGTAAGTTTGTCCCTGCGGAGCATTTGGTGGTTCCTTATGAGACCTCTGATTTGGATACTTGTCCAAATATCACTCAGGTTGTTCGTATGGGTTTGAATGATTTGCGTAAGATGCAGGTTGGTGGATTTTATTTAGACATACCTGTGACTCCTGCGCAACAAGAGTTGGGTTCTGTAGAGACTGAGATAGATCGGATTAGTGGTTTTGAGGCTTCGCAGGTTGATTATGACTGTACGTTATTGGAGTGTCACGTTGATTTGGACCTTGAGGGTTATGAGGATACGGATGATGACGGGGAGTTTACGGGTATAAGGTTGCCTTATATTGTAACGATATCTCAGGATAACGGTCAGATATTGTCGGTTCGTCGTAATTATTTGGAGGATGACGAGTTACGCAAGAAGATACAATATTTTGTGCATTACAAGTTTTTGCCGGGGTTTGGTTTTTACGGATTGGGGTTGATTCATACGATAGGCGGTTTATCGCGCACGGCTACGTCTGCTTTACGTCAATTGATAGATGCTGGTACGTTGTCGAATTTGCCAGCGGGATTCAAGGCCCGCGGACTACGGATCAGGGACGACGACGATCCTTTACAGCCGGGTGAGTTTAGGGATGTTGATGCTCCGGGTGGTGCGATAC